AGTTAAATATAAACCTTCTTTTGCTACAATCCCTTCACCGGGAATTAATATACAAGTTGTGTTTGGTGTACCAAGACTTGCTATGTCCATTGTATAAATAATTGGACCTGTAGCGCTGGTTGTACGTATTTCAAAAGTAGCGGCTGTACTGGCTTTAGGGGCAACAATTATCCCTTTTAGCCTTGTTCGATTACTTGCATAAAAAGTACCAGCAGCGCTAAGATGCCCTGATAAAACATCGGTTTGCATACCCATAATTAATCTCCTAAAGTTAAAGGGGGCGAACCCCCAGATTAATTAAGCTTGTTGTGCTGTTGGAACGTATGTACCGTCTGCTTGCTTAACTATATATCTCATAGTCAATATACCAGCACCAGAAGTAGCTGTTACGTTAGCTTGAGTAAATGTAATTACAGCGTCAGTTGAACCTACATTAGAACAAAGCACTGCACCAGCTGCGTTGTTATTACCAAGTAACAAGTTAACAATACCTGTGTTAGTAAATACGCTACCGTTAGCTGCGGTGTTAATTGCTACAGCGTTTACAAACAAAGCGTATGTAGGGGTAGTAGTTGCGTAAGCAACAGTTGTATTAAACTGAGCATCTAAAATTTGTGAGCCAGCTGGGATTGTAAATGCGTATGTTCCAGCAGTAATGTCTGTATAAAGAACCGCAATAGACTGGGATACAGTAGTAGCGCCCATATTGCGTAGTGTTCCAGCTGTTGAACCAGTAGTGTTTTTAACGGTACCTAATAGCCAAGGACCTAAGTGCGAAGCTAAACCCATGAGAGTTCTCCTATATACAAGTTAAGCCTATTAATCGGTATATCGTCTGCTGGGTGCAGTTTAATAAGCTGGAATTTACCCAGATAATTAATCATACTACAAATTTAAAATTGTGCAACATATTTAATAAAAAACCCCACCAGCTCGTGACCAGTGGGGTTTAGTGGCAGGCCAGTCACCTCTACCGTACTGAACTACTTACTAAGCGCCGGGGCTACCGTACATACCTAATGGGTCTGACCAACCAAATGAATAACGCTCACGAGACTTGTAACGTACGTTACCAGTGTCAAAGTCACCATCCATAGAATTGCTCAAAGGTGTACGAACAAAGTGCTTCATACCGTTAGGTACATCAGTAGTCAAATACCAACCATTTGCATCGGTTAGGAAGTGATTAATTGTGTAGCCTTCAGGGATAGAACCGTTGTTCTTCAACGCATTGATGTCGTTGTCAGTTGTACCAACACGGAGTTCAGTCTCTAACAAACGAGTAGCAACGAACTGTAGTGCAGGAGGAACAACTAATTTACGAGGCTTAGCAGCAATTAACAAACCACGCTCATCAGTCCATGCTGCAATTTGAATAACTGCGTTTTCCAACGAAGTTTCATTCAAGTCAGCTGCGACTGTAGGAGTGTTGCCGTTAGTTGAGCCATTAATAAGCGGATGAGATGTGCTGAATAAAGCAACGCCATCACCACCGGGATAAGCGGCAGAGAATCCGTTGTTAATTACAGCAGCAGCTTTAACCTGCTTAGTGTAGGACATCGCACGAGCTAGACCTTTAGTATAGCGAGCTGATAGGCTGTCGTAGAGGTTATCTTCGATTGCTTCTTCAGTCAAACTAAAGCCAAGGGCGATAGTTTCGTGGTTGTAACGAGCTGTCCAAGCTTCTTGTGCATTGTCATAAGCGATGGCAGAACCTTCGTTTTTAACAGGAGCAGCTGAGAATCCAGACAGTTTTGTTTCTTCTTCAAAAGAACGCTCAGAGGTTTCTGTTTCATAAATCTCTTTGTGTTCTTCACCGTAGCGAGCATACTCTAATCCGAACAATGCGTTCAATCCGGGGAGCAACTCTTTCAATAGTTGTGCACGTGAAATAGCCATTTAAATTCTCCTAGATTAAGCTACATAGTAGCGGTGGGCACCAAAAGTAATCTTTACGAGTACCTCTGGGGTTTGTACTAACGCAAGCGGATAAGTCGTACTGATAGTTGCTGTTGAGGCAATTACAGTTAGCGCTTGTGAAGTAGCTGAAGTCACAGTTGCAGCCGTTGTAACTGAAGAGCCAGTAAATTGCAACTGACCATTAATTACATTGTATACGTCTGTCCCGATTGGAATAACTTGACCAACAGCTAAACCAGCAACAGTTAGTGTAGTAGTAGCTGTACCGGATACATATGTAGCAGAAGAGCTAACTTGAGTATCAGGAACTAGATTCATTACACGGAAGTTACCAGTAGAAGAAGCTGGAGTTGAACCAACAACTGCACCGCTAGAGTTTCCAGTAGAAGCACTTCCAGTTAGTGTATTACCAGCCATGTTTTGACCAACAATGATTGATGAAGCTGAACCAATTGTAGTCGCACTTGCGCCAGTAGTTACAGCAACTTTAAATACTGTATCTGGGTCATCACAAATAATTGCAGTAATATCGCCAGCTAATACGTTACCGGGATAATATTGCGCATATTGACGCTGTTTAGTTGTAGGATTGGTATAGTAACATCCTAAGAAAACACCTACTGCCACGTTACTGGAAATAGTGTTTGCTAAGATTTCAATATACCCGCTAGTTAATTTTACAAAATCCCCGTAATAAATAGCGGTGCCATAGTTATACTGAATCGGCAAATTTCTTGTCGAACCAGAAAACACTTGACCACCGATAAGATTAACGGGCTTAAATCCATATGCGGCTGATATTGTAGGATAAGCTGCCATTTAAATCTCCATTAAAAAGTTAAGAACCTTTACCAAAGCTAGTCGAGGATTTATTCTCTCTAAAGAGCGGCATCCTTGGGTCACTTTGGCGCATTAAATTATTGTCTACAGCTTCCGTCTGAGCTCGTGTCTGTTTATCGTAGTATTCACTACGTTGAGAAACAAACTCTTTTGGAGTTTTGCAAAGCAATAACCCGCCAATTTCGATGTTGTCTTTAAATCTTCCATCTCCACTAGCTAACAGTCTATATTTTGGTTGTTCTTCAAGGCCCACAGGTTCCCAACCTTCTCTCAGTTTGGCTGAGATATTTCTTGGGTCAGCTGCATTTAGCGTTGAAACACGAATCCACCGATAAGCGAAACCATCCTGTTTGTCAGGTTCTGGGAGAAGCTCTGGAGGCATCCACTGCTTAGGACGCTCTGTTACTTCACGTGTTTCTAACTCACGGGCCAATCTATTTTTTTCAGTCATTTTAAGACTCCAATTTTAAAAGTTCACGGACGTACTGCTCATTTGTTAACCCTAGCTTCTTAGCAATTGCCTGTTGTGACAATTTAAGCTTCACCTGTTTGGAGGATGTGCTTCGGGTTGCAGGAGCGACTACCGTACTTGCTTTCTTTTGAGCTTTTTGTGGCTCATTCTGCTGCTCTTCTGGGGCTTCCATAGTATCGAAATAGTCCGGAAACACCTTGCGCATTGTTTTGTCAATGTGCTCATAATACCTGTTAGTTCCTACAAAGTCCTGTCCGTATTCGTCAGCCAGCTCTTCGTGTACTCCTAATGCATATGCCGTCATACCTTTTTTGGAACCAAACCACTGGTTTTTCTCTGTCCACTCCTGAGTTTTGGCATCAGAAGTAGTACGGCGTTCTTGCACTTGCGGTATTTGTACCTCATTTTCTTGCTCTTGTAAAGTGGGGCGGTAATTTTTTGTGTAATTAACCTTTAAAGTAGCCTGAGTCATTTTTTCTTGGGCGTCTGTAATTCTGTCAGAATCCCCAGTCTCTATGGCCTCTTTATAAGCCCTTTTAGCCATTTCAGACTCAAGTTCCGCTGCATTTTGTGCGGTGCTTATATACTCTTTTTCCCCATTAGATAGTGTAGTCTTTAAACGACGATTCTCATCAAGTAGTCTTTGAGTTGCATCCAAAGCAGCTTGGCGCTCACGCTCAGCTTGATCAGCTCTACGACGCTCATCGTGCCAAACCTTCTTCATAGAAACTAGTTTTTCTTTAGCTTCTCCGCTGTACTTATCTAGCTCATCAACTTCAAGCTTGTCAACTAACTCCTTGGGTAAGGGTTTTTGCCCTCTATCCTGTGCGGGGGTATCGTCTTCAATTTCAATGCTTATATCAAGACTACCATCATCGTCTTCGGGTTTACCCTTAGCTTCGATCTCGTCTGGAAACTTATATTCTTCTTTGTCAAATTCAGCCATTATTTTCTCCTAATTCCACGTGGGTCAGCAACAACTCCTTCTACGGAATCATCATTTATGATACGAAACTCTTTGTTGTGAATAACGAGTCTGGTCCCTGCGTTGGGTCTTACTAGAATAAAATCGCCTTTTTTGCACCAAGGTCCTGTAAGGAACTTTTTTTCATCGACATAACAATCCGGGCCTAAGTCCACTACAAACAGCACAGTGGTAAGAAGTTCCTCATATCGCATGGTTTCATCAGCCTTGGCTAAACCATTGTCAAACTCTTTTTCTGCTTCAGGAATTGCGCAGAGTATGCGGTATCCTGTTGGTTTAGGCAGTTGTGTTGCCTTTTCTTCGTTCTTTTTTTGTAAGAGCAAAGATAAATCTACAGCTTGAGATAAATCACTCATCCGAGTTCTCCATATTTTGTTTAAGGTCTAATGCATATCCACGTGCGATCAGCAGACCCCGTATCTCACCACACACTTTTTTGTACTCTTCGAATGTTTCCACCCGACCTGCTGCTAAAGCTTCTTGTAGCTGTAGCACTTTCTCGTCTAATTGTTGTATTAGAGCATCTAGTACATTCATTCATTTCCTTTCTTAGGTTGTTGGTTTTGCCTGTTGTCCCTAGCCATATTTGCTTGGTGGGCCATTTGTTCTTTGTTTCTGCCTATCTCCGCCCCAATACGAACTCCTTCTATTTCTTGTTTAGAAGAAAGTTCCGCTTTGTCTTTAGCGACTTTTGCACCTACTTGCATCCCTGCAATTTCTTTCTGTGAAGCTATGCGTTCCCGCTCAATCTGAAGCTGGTCAGCTTTAGCGGCTGCGTCAATCTTCTGCTGTTGTTGCTTGAGCTGCAACTCACCGCTCTTAATCTCCAACTCTTTTTGTTGTAGCTGGATAAGTGGGTCTTCTTGCATTTTCTTATTTTGCTGCTGCTGGGCTTCCCCTTGGTTTTGCTGGAGCAGTTGTTGTGCTGCTTGCGCCGCCATCTGAGATATCCGGACCTCCATATCTCGTGGGATTTCTTCCTGACCTGCCTCATACTCCTCGCTGTGTGGAAGCTCTGTACCCATGAGTTGTTCCATTTGTTTGCGGTACTCGTAGGCTAAGTGCTCACTAACATGGGCTGCCAAAGCTGCTTGGATAGCTCCAGCCTGTGGGTTTTGTTGCATGAGCGCCATAATCTTGGGGTCTTGCGCCGCTGCCATATGTACGGCTATATGGGATTTATGGTCCTGATATAAGAACGCCTTAACTGGCTTACTCATAATTAAGTTCTGATTCTCAGTCACAGGGTCTTGCGGCTTCTTATCTTCCTCAAGTGCAACTAGTTTCTCTGCGTTCTTAATACCTAATACTGAAAGCATCTGTCTATGGAGTTGTGCCATGTTGTATAACTGTGGCGCTTGCTGGGCTAATTGCAAAACTGCCTGATACTGTACGATCTTTTGTGACATTGTTGCTGCATTTGGGTCACTAACCGGTATGACATCACAGTTCTGATAGTCAGATTTCTTAGCCTTGCGGTCCCCTAATTGAGGCTCATACGGGTAGTCATCAGGGCAATTCTCAGCAATAATCTCTTTTAAGAGGCGTAATTCCTGTTTTAATGAGTAATGTACCCGTGCTTGAACAGCTGACATTACCTTTAAAGTACGCTCTAATATAGCTAGAGTGGTGCCAACCGGGGAATTAGCCGACATGTCAGACACTTTTATGTCTGCAGCAGATGCAAATCTACGCCCATCTTCTACAATTTGATTTAATAACGCCATTAGAACCTGACTTGGCTCCTTATATGGCAAAGGCATAATGTTGTCCCGCATCGCTCCACTTGGTACATCTACATCACGGAACTCTCCGGGGCTTATCGGCGTGTCATCTCCTTTGACTCGCAATCCACGGGTTTTAAAACCACCCGGCAAGTTGGATAATGTGCCTGCGTCCACCAATTGACGTATAAGGGAAGTACCAGACTTGGCAAAAGCACCAACAAGATGGATAAGACCAAAACAGTAGAAACCAAAGCCCGGAACATACCCATAATGGACAAAATGGTTGCGTTTAATCTTGTGTTCATCATCTTCCTTCCAATTTCGTCTAATACTTAATACCGTTTGCGTGCCTTTCTCAATAGTCACAACATACGGTAAAGCGAGGCCTGTTGGCTCGCCATCCTCATCTTCGTCCTCAAACCCTTCTAAATCAAGGTCCACGTGCATCTCAAGTAACTTATAGCGATCATCTGTAGTAGCACGAAAGCCCATCTTCTCAGCTATGCGCTTCTCAACCTCGTCTAACGAGTTAACTGGGTCCCCTAAATCACAGTCTAAATAGAACCCAGAGACCTGTAGCCGCTTAATCTCGTTCTCAGTTTTGCGCATTACGTGCGTTACCCGTGGGGAAGACTCCAAGCTTGAAACCCCGTAAGGCACAACCACATCTTCCGCTGGGCAGAACATTGACACTTGTCTACCTAAATGTGGGTCTTCGTACACTTTCTTAAACGCATTACCGGAAAGACCTAATCCCCATAACATACGCTCGTGTTCTGCACGATATTCCTTCATTACATCGGTAATCTGGTAGTTCATGTCATCTTGGACACGTTGTGCAGCGTCCATCTTTTCGGGAGTCTCTTTCCCGATTATCTCAGTTTTTACCGGACCGCCCGCCGGTAGCGTCTCCATCACGGTTTCCGCTTGAAACTTAACTAAAGCCTCGGACAGGAGGGGGTGGTACACGCCGCAGGCGCCTTCCCACGGCTCACTTCTTTCCTCAATTTTCATACCTAGCAACTCTAGCCCGTCAACGTAGGTCTGTATCCAGTCTTTGCGGGAAGCTAAGTCATCGTCAAAATCCTCAATTAATTCATTAGCTATAGTAGATAGCACGCTGTCATCTATATACTCAGCTAGGTTATCACCAAAGCCTTCCTCATCCTCGTCATCTTCTTCTATTTTTAATATGGGTTTGCCGTCAGCGGAAACCTCAACGGACTCAGGGTCCTCAATAGTTATCTCAAGGTCAGGTTCTGCATCGTTATCAATTCCGGCTATTCCCTGTGGGGCTGCGTATAGTGCTTTGTCAATTGCCATGATTATCCTTAATAGTATCCCTTATGCCTACGAGATTTAAATTCTCTAATTTCATCCTGTTCATCGGAGTCTAACCGAATAAACCCGCCTTTTCTAAACCGCATTATCGCCTGACTTGTTGAGTCTACCAAGTCATCGTGTTCGCCTGATGGAAAGCTTGCTACTTCCTCAACCACTTCTTCTGCCCAACTAGTCTGTGGAACCCACACCCTTCCACTTGCAAATATATCAGCAACTGCGTTCAAACGGGCAACTTT